CCCTACTCTCCTAAAGCCTAACGCGATGACAATGAGTAATCTCATATATCTAGCAGAAGGTGGTTCCTTTTAAGGATACTTTCTACGTAATTCCCATAAGATGGGTGCGATAGTGAGTAGGGTAAGTAGGGTCTCTGTAACTCGAGTTTAAAAGCTCGGTGTTACATGTTTTACATCTGTCTAGTTAGTCAGAACACCTTGAATGGTAAATCTGGCACAGATAAGATGTGAAGCTTTTCGAACTCCCGACAACTGCAAGAGTTGTTGGGTATTTCTACACGCATTGGAGTATTGATACATGGCACTTTATCAGGAGTCAACCTTAAGAAATCGATCCCGTTTCGGCAATGAACAGTCGAAAAACTACACGGAAAAGTATCCGGGTAGCACGGGTGTCTATGGTCCTTATATAACGGACTCAGACGAAGAATCGATGGTTGACTACGTTACACCGAACTATAAACGTTTGGTGTCCCAAGGTGTCATCATTAATAATCCTGCGTTGTATGTGCGTGGTACTATTTCCTCAACTGGGAATGGTTCAGGCTCCTTTAATAATCAGTACGGCACCTATCCCTTTACTGTGGAAGGCGCCATCTCGAGACACTTGAAAGCTAATAGTTTCCCGGGCACTGGTTGGACAGATATTGGTGCGATTTCTCTCGTATCTAATGTTGAAAGAGCGAAAGCTCTGGCCTTGTCATATATTGACAGTACGCCGTACGCCTTCGGAGAGGACAGTTTGGAGCTTATGGAAACACTACGTTTCCTACGCAACCCGCTGTCTTCACTAGCAAACCTCGGTAAGTCATTCCAACGGGACATACGCAAAGCGAAGCGAATTTACGTCAAACGAAGAAATTCGGATGGTTCCGTAAAACGCTATGCTAAGCAACTTGTCGCTGGTACTCGTAACGATATTAATTACAAAAAATCGTTACTCGAACAAACAAAGGCTGTCGCCGATGTTTGGCTCACGTATCAGTTTGCAGCATCACCGCTCGTCAGATCCATCGACGATGCGATTAGTGCATACACTGTGAAAGAACCCCCCATCAGAGCTCCTCGTAGAAGTGCGAGGGGCAAAAGTGAAGATGAGGAAAAAGCAGAAGGGACTGTTGTCCACTATGCTGGTTCTGGAACTTATAGAACTTGGGAACTTTCCCATTATAAGTCCGAGGATATCAAGGCTTCGATTCTCTACACGGTATCCAATCCGATAGAGGATTTGTCTTGGCGCTTAGGTTTTAGGAAGAAAGATTGGCCTACCACGGTTTGGCAGATCATGCCGCTCTCGTTTATGGTCGATAGAGTATTTGATGTCACAACCTTCTCCAAGGGAGTGATGAATTTACTCGATCCTAAAGTAGAAATATTGAGTGCTTGTGTCAGATACAAGAGGAAGGAAGAATATACCTACCAATTGAAGTCTGTTTTCAACGCCTCATGGCCTGGAACGGCCAGTGGAGAGAAAGTCACTGAAACTCACTTCGAGTATCAGCGAGATCCCTGGACGCCATCTGTACGCGACACTTTTCCAACCTTATCGGTAGGACGATTAGTCGATACAGCCACTAAACTAGCTGACTTGGCGGCGCTCATTCGGGCGCGTTTTACTGTCTAGCTTTCAACAGAGGTAACGACATCATGTCGATAACATCCGCTTCCATCCTTGTTGATGGAACAGTAGCAACAACTGGTGGTACAGCTACCACGTTCATTGAAAAAGGGCAAACCCTAAATCAGTGGGAAGGTATCCTGAATAATGCAGCGGAATTCTTGCTGCAGCAGGGCCTGACCTTTACGATAAAGGACCCCAAAGTGAACGCTGGTTCTCCCAACGGTTACACGCAGAAGCGTAGTTCGATTGTCCTGAGAGTGCCTTTGGCACTGGACAACACGGGCTATACTGTCAATACTCTTAAGATTGAATTGGCTTGATCATGAGACCACAGCCGCTGAGATCGAGAGTATGCTGGTAACCGGTGCTCAACTGCTCCATGATTCGGATTTCTCGAATTTCTGGAAGAAGCAGAGCCTCAGTTAATGACTCTAAGTATTATTATCCTCCTGCTTTCCTCCATTATGGCTGGCTTGTTAGCCTTCACTAATGGACAAAAGGAAGCGCACGAGATGATGGTACGGGTAGTAACACCGCCCGTTGAGTCTATAACTGTGATGCCTGACACGGTCCGTTCGGACTTTTTAATGTCAGGTGGGAACACTGAGAGTACAAAAATCCTCTCATAACTGTAATTTACTTTTAACAGGAGATCTCCTATGAAAGCAAAACCTCGGCGCAAGCCGCACCAGTCAAAAGCTAAACGCTCTTTTGACCCTGACGAAATATCAATGCGTATTAGTCAGGCACTTATGTTCGACCTCGGTTACTCCACACAAGCGTACGGAGATACCGAAGACGTGCTGCTTCACGCAGCGGCCAGACAGAGGAACGAGCTCCTAAAAAAGTTCTGCCCTCAAACTCAAGATGTAGACCGTCTAGCTGATGAGACATTCCAGAAATTCTTGGAAACAAATGTCCATATGGCAAAGGTAAACGAGAAACTAAAACATCAGCTTCCACGTGCCCCAGCCAAGATTCAGCGAAACATGCCCGATGATGAGAAAATCCATCAGAGAGCACGCGTTATTATGCAGTCAGTCTTGAGTCCCTTCGAATGGGATGAATGGTTCTTGGAGTGTAAAAACTCCGGTGGGACCAGCGTAGGTGTACCCTATATGGATACATCTGTTGAACGCAAATTCACCTTTCCGATGTCTACTACAGGCAGCGTCTTAAACCTCTTCAGATCAACAATGGCGGACGATCTTTATTTGTCCGAGGCAATTGAGAACTTCAATCGCCGTAATCCCGTGAACAACGGGCCGTTTGAGATCGTTGAGGGGTCGAAAGCAACAACTGTCGATAAGACAGCCGACAAACGGCGCATGATTTGTGTTGAACCTACGTGCAATATGTATTTGCAGCAAGGTCTCATGCAGATGATGTATAACCGAATGAAAGCTGTTGGACTCAACGTCGAGACACTTCCGGATGCACACAAAGAAATCGCGCGCGAATCCTCGATTACTGGCAGCAATGCCACGATCGATTGGAGTAGTGCAAGTGATTGTGTATCTATTGAACTATTAAGGTGGTTGTTACCTCCAAGATGGTTTGATGTGGTGTTCAGAACCAGAAGTCACACAACCCTTATAAAGGG